ATACTTTACCAGTATCTTCTATAAGGTAATTAGAAAATTCTTTTAATTTGTTAAACATTTTATGTCTTTTGCTTATTATTATTTAGTAAAAGACATAATTATAGCAAAAAATCGCTCATCAGTCAAGATACTTTTTGAGCGACTCAATGGTTTTTGTCATACTACTGAAAAGAATACTCATATCAGTCTCTGGCGGAAATCCCATCAGAGCAACGGACTTTCTCAGATTCTCTTTCATCTCAATTGCCTGAGGGTCATCTGAAAGAGAAAGTCTGGTATACATAATTCTCTGCTTCTCAAGCAGTCGTGTCATTTTTTCAATATGTTCCAGTTTGTCTTCTCGGGGCATCATACCAAAAGTTAAAATACTATTGTATATAAACTCCTGAAGTTCATTAATTTCTTTTAGTTCTTCCTGAATAAGTTCAGAATCAAAAAAACTACTCATTTATAATATCCCTCAAAATTCGCTTGTACTGAAACACATCAATATTTAGAAATGGCGTATACTTCTTAATTTTTAAACTTACGGTTTCCCATATTGGGTCCAGAAGTTTCTTGTCAAATTGTTTCCCGAACAGGAATATTCTATCATAAATTACCAGAGTTTCAATACAAATCTTCCCGCTCAGGAATTTTTTTAGAATTGGTGGATGTCCTTTGGAGCAGTTCAAAGCATCTTCTAATTTTACTTCCGAGAACAATTCTGTTGATTGTTCCTTGAATAAGTAACTCAAACTCTGTTGTCTTCTCATCCATTCTTGGTAGTTTCTTTCTCCAGAATTGATAATTTCGCCAATCCATATGCTTTGGGGATTATCTGCTACTATAAAGTTTGATACTAAAAAATCTACTATTTCTTTGTCCGAATATTTACGAGAACTTTTCTCGAAAAAATATTTGTCTTTGCGTTTATTAAATGATGTAAGTGTTGCTCTTGTTTTTTTATATTTAAAGTAATCATATTTGGGATTGGTGAAATGATTCTTGATTCCCAAATATGCTTGATAAGTTTCAAAAGGTGACATCAGATAGGCAATTTCGCTTTAGAGGTTCTCTTCATAAAGTTAAGACTAATCGCATCATACTTTAGTCTTTCTTTAAGAGGTTTAGAAACTAGTTTAGTAACCGATTCTACATCAATACCGTTGATTTCACAATAATGACAAATAGCATCAATATAATTGCAGTTTTCTTCTGCAACTATTTTTTCAATTTCTAAAGCAAACTTGGAAGGAGTAAGAAACTTATCTTCTATTGCTTTTTCTAATTCTTTGTTCGTTTCCGTTTGTTCCATAGATTCTATATTAATTTCTAGAAATGTCTCTAATATATTTGCCATAATTTAAGAGTAATAATATGTATTATAAAATAAAATAATCGTTTAGTCAAGCAGACATTAGTTCAAGTTTATCATTCACAAACTTTTTAATATATTCCACAACAAGTTTCATATATTTGTTCAGGTCTCTCTCTTCATAAACAACACATTCACCATTTTCACACGCCATAATAATTACAAGTTTTTTAACTTTAATATCTGTCATCTCGTAAAGTGCCATTCCATAGAACATAGCCTGAACGAAATAATTCTCAATCCAATCTCTTGGTTTTGGTTTTTTAGAAGTCTTAAAGTCTATGATGGCAAGTTCTCCATCAAACTCGGCAATACAGTCAGTAGTACCGGCAACACCAAGTTGTTTACTATATAGAGCTCCTTCCAGACAGTAGATATTATTAATCCTATTCAGTTCTGATTTTGCAATCTTAAAAAGAAAATCTGATATGGGTTGAACCGGAGGAAGGTCTCTATTGTAAAGATAGTTCTCAACCAGGGTGTGCATATCAGTTCCACGACTGGTTGCTGCCTTGGTGATTTTATCTGCCTCTTCTACACCAACTCTCTTACGCCACTTGACAAAGATTTCCTTATTAAAATGACTGGTTACCGAAGTGATGGAGACCAACTTCAGCAGTTGGTCCTCATCTGGCACAGAATAATATCGGACTCCATCAATCGTTTCTCTTTCAAGTTGAGGAAGTACATTATCAAGATGATTAAACATTAAAAACCTGCTTCTAGTTTAGCAATAATGTATTCTTTGACAAGTCCGGAACGAACAATATCATCTACACCAAACTCAATTATATCAAAAGATGGCATTTTACGCAATACTGTCATAAAATCAACGATTCCATTACGCTCATTTGTTTTTTGAAGGTCACTCTGAGACGCATCTCCACAGAACATAATCTTTGAGTTCTCACCAACACGAGTGATAATAGAATCTAGTTCGTGATATGACATATTTTGGAACTCATCCACAATAATAATAGAATTATCAAGCGTGGTTCCTCTGAGGAATGAAGTACTCCAGAACTTAATGGTTTCTTGAGACTTAAGATTGCCATAAAGCATCTCAAATTCAACATCATTTGAAAGTTGGAACATATACTTCACCATATTCTTATAAGGAATCTGGTAAATATCCGACTTGTCATCATAAGAACCGGGAAGAAATCCAATTTCTCTTGTGGCAACTAATGACCTAACAAGATAGATTTTTTCAAAAGGTGTTTTTTCATCTAAGACTTCACGAAGAGCATTATAAAGGGTGATAAAAGTTTTACCAGTACCGGCACACCCGTAGGCAACTAAATGTTTTTGATTGGCATAAGAATCAAAAAGTTTCTTTTGATTTTCGGTAAGTGGATCAATATCTACTAGATATTCACCACTTAACGGTTTTTTACGCTTTGCTTGACGAGTAGTAAGATCAACACCGATTGGTTGCTCTGCTCTTTTTCTTCTTGCCATAAGTGTTTAGAGTTTTTGTACTTTTGATCCGGGCATCTTTTGGGCACGACCTAGGACATCGTTCCACGAAGGGTGCTTGGAGGTTAGTTTATTCCGCCAATCACCTACTTCACCAACATTCATTTGTGTTGGAATAAGTGGTTTGATGTGAGGATTTTCTTTGAGATATGGGTCTTTGTCCGCCATATACATCCATTTCTCAAAGATTTCACCCGTTTCCGTATTCTCAAATCTATAAGTAGGGCACATAAGTTATAATAATTTACAAAAATATTTAGGGGTATATTAATTTATTTTTTTTCTTTCTTCCCATCTTTTTCTATTTGCTTCACCTATTTTTCTTTTATGTTCTTCGCTCATTTTTTTACCTTTATTAGGAGATGTTCTACCTTTTGCCGTTTCTTTTAATTTTTGTTTATGTTCTTCACTTCTATTTTTTGCATATTCGCTCAGTTTTCTTCGATGTTCTTCACTGAAAGGATCCATTTTTTTACCTCTATTCCAAGAACAAGAACTATTTCCCGTATTTGCTTCACTTATTTTTTGTTTATGTTCTTCACTCATTTCTTTTCCATACATAGGATTATTTTTACCAGTCTTTGATGCACTTAATTTTTTTCTAGTTTCTTCACTACAAACTCTATTTTTACTTGCTTTACTTAATTTTTTTCTAGTTTCATCTTTACATTTTCTACCTTTACTAAGTTCTCCAATTTTTTTTCTAGTCTCCTCAGAATGTTTATATCCACACATTCCCTCACCACCATCAGTTCTATTATGAAGAATACCAGTTCCTAAATCTAGTCTACCAAAGACAGCAATCATATACTTCTCGTGCTTGAACGCTTCTTCCTCTGTTATGTTTTGTTTCAGGAAGATTATTCTGGATTTATCTTTAGGAGCATTAACCCCCTTTAATCTTTTTCTATAAACCCTATCACCATTTCCCTTACCGACATAATAAGGAGTTCTATCTTCACGCAAATAAGCATAAGTATAAAATCTGTTAAGATTTACCATAACTGCTCTTTAGTTGACTGCATTAATATTTATAAGGGAGAAGTTTAACCTCTCCCACCTGTAGAGATTGCAGTCAACTTCAGGCATTTTTATTTAGGTTTTGTTTAAGGTGAAAGTTTTGCTTTTCTAAGCCTCTTTTCCTCATAATAACTGAAGATTTCAGGAACCCATTCTTTCATTACAGGAACCATTCCTTCACAGAGAGCCTGAATTTCTACCTGAGCATCCAGTTTAGCACGAAGGTCAAGAAAGTGAAGTGCGGCACGAAGAGAGAATGAAACTACAAAGTTCTGGCGGATATTCTGAGGAAGATAATCACGGAGATGTTCCTCTGCCATACCACGCTGTTCGTAACCCTCAGCATACCTCTCAGATGCTGCCAGACAGAACTTTAACTGCCTTTCGTAGTCTTCCCTAGTCCACTCATACTTGTGCCCTTTACGGTCCAGGTAGAGACCTTCTGGACGCACATAATAAACTTCTTCAGGTTTCAGTTCACCCTTGGCAACTTTAAGTACACGACGACCGGTATAACGCTGCGACTGAACATCAAAACTTACACCAACACGATGAGTTCGTGCCTGTACGATGACATTATGAACGAATCCAACACAGTCCAGAGAAATGGCAGGGTGCTCCAGCGGTCCCCAGTGCCCTCTTTCATTTGCCAGGAGTTGTTCAATCACCCACTTACCACAGTCCTTCTCACTTGGAGGAAACTTAGTATGAATGGGGTCTTCACTATAATCATTCTTACCTCCCTGATAAACCAGAGTTTGAGGAAGTTGTGTCTGACGAAGCATCACAACTTTCATATGTTGGTCAAGTTCAAGAAGGTCTTTTGCTTTAATTGGTTTCATTTTCCAAATCCTTTTGATGTTTTTGCTTCTAGTTCCGCAAGTTCTTCTTTTACAACTCGCAGTTGTGATTTCATTTGCTTAAGTTGTTCATCGGAATATAGGTGGTCCTGCCTAATCAATCTTTCCAACAATTTTACAAGTTTTTTTGCTCTTAAAGACATTAGTTAAAAAACCTCATCATAGTCAACTTCTTCTGGACGAATATCATCATACTTATATTGCTGAGTATCTGGATATACTTCTGCCTTGAGTGCGTCCAAGAGCAGTTCCATATTCCGAATAATTAATTTAAGTTTGTCCTTATCCATTTAGATTAATATTCTGTTTTGATTATACAAAAAAAGAGAGGACTTGTCAATCCTCTCTTTAGAAAAATATCACTTATAAAGCCACTGAATATACATTGATAAAATAATAGTCAAAAGAACTATTCCGGCACTCATTGAGACTATGAGATTTGCCATTATTTTGCTCCGATTAGTTGTGCTAATTGTGCTAAATGACGACGCTGTTCTTTTTGTTTTTGTTCTTTGATAAGTTGTAGGAAGTTGAGTTTTTTCATCACTTCGCCTCCTTTACAAACTTAACCCCACGATAAGTCTCATTATACTGTTGGGGTTGCTGTTGCGCCTGCTGTTGTTGCTGGCGACGAACTTCGGTGTCATAAGAGACACCACGATATACGACTTGTGACATTAGGTTTTCTCCTTAGTTTTTAGGTTAAAGAGCGTTCCTTCAGTCGGCGTTTGCGTTCGCTATTTGCGAATAGCGAATGAACGATCCGTTCCGCGTCGGCTTACTTCCGTCTGGATTATTCCAGATGAACGATACAATATATATTACCACAAAATCAAAAAAGTAGCAACCGATACTAAAAATGTATCAGTACGCTACTGTTTTAAAAACCTTAAGGAGCAAAAATTTTGGGGGAATTTTTTTGCCCGATATGGGAAATCACTTTCTCTTTTTCTTTTCGGGTGCTCTGTATCCCCAAATCTTAGGAGACACTCTTCCATATCCCCAATCAATTTTTGTAACTACATCTGGGCCGAACTTATCATAATACATATCAAAGATTTTAACTCTTGTACCACGACACAAATCCATATAAGAGTTTCCCTTTAATGTATAAGATACGATATATGCATCATTAGGAAAAGAAGGATCTTTAACCTGAGCAAGTGATGCGTTTTCAATCAGAATCTCACACCCATAACGAGGAGGAATATCTTTCTTTTCTTCCGGAGTCCATTCCATAGTAGTTTTCTCCTCGGTGATATTGCTTTCTACATTACGAACTCTACTCACGAACGACCTCCCCACACAATTTCTGGATATGCCTGAGCAACAATTTCTTTTGTAATCTTATATTTAGTTTGAAGTTTCTTATCCTTTACTAGGCATAGAATTTCTGCCTCTAGAGGATGAAGACCCTCCAGTACATTAATAAACATTGTTTCTCTACGAAGAGAACTCAGTCCATCATTTCCACCTCTTACAAAATTATAAAATCTAGTGTACTCTTTACGAATTGAAGAAAATCCTTGGTCTTGAGAACCAAGTGAATTAGAACCCATTTCACTCATTTTACCCACGGCATCTTCTATTTTTTCACTTAGAGTTCCGCTGAATGAATTTTGCTCCCCAACACTTGAGTATGGAACAATTCCTTCTGGAAGAGCAGATATTACGCTCTCATCAAAGTTCCAAATAAAAATTGCTTTGAGTGATGGATCTGCATATTTTTTCAGAATCTCAACTTTTTTAATGTTGGTCCTCTGCTTGGATACAAGATTTAAAATCTCAAATACAAAAGGATTTGCCGGTAAATCTTCGTTTACTGAGGCGGTTGTTTTTGGTTTTGCTTTTGCCTTTGTCGCTGTCATAATTGTTTAATATGTAATTATAATTGTAATGATATTTAGAGTTTATTCTTCATCGTCGTCAAGATCTTCATCTCCATCATCAAAATATCCTGGCTCAAATCTTACAGAAACAATTTCTTCATCAATAAGATCTCCGTCCTTATTATAAAACTCCGGATGATAGGCAATTTGCTTTGGTCCTTCCTGATGAGTCATCATATATTCTCTACTGACCCAACCTAACAATAGACCCATTACAAAAAATAGTACGGTTAAGAATGAACCTATAACTAAACTAGTTGCCAACATTTTTGTTCTCCTGGGAAACTACTCGACTTTCCTTGACTTTATCGAAAATTCAAGATAGATGGTTACTTCTCGTTTGAAAAAGGAAATTATCTTCTCGAATATAAGATGAAAAAGTTTAGGTTGTTTTCTTTTTCCTCCAGTAAGTATAAGTTCTACACCACGATTGGGTGTTATGCTATTATTTATGTCTGGCATTATACAATCTGTTGTTCCTTCAGAAATTTAACAGTATCAGTACATCCGCCAAGTTTTTTATCATCACAAATAACTTGTGGGAATGTAGAACCTTCCCCAAACTCCGCATAGAACTCTTGTTTAGTGAAGTCATCTCCCAAATTATACACCACAAAGTTCTTTCCTGTCAACTCTAGTACCTGTTTGACTTTATAGCAATATGGGCAATCATTCTTAGTATATACGGCAAAGTTCATTTTATTTTCCTCTTTAGTAAGTATATTTAATTTATATTAAAAACCATCTTCGTGCCAAGAACAGACATCCAGATATGATTGAATTGTAAATCCCGGTTTGCAGGTCCAATCAAAATCTATACATTTTCTTGAAAAAGATTTAAAAATTAAAGGAGTTATTCTATCACTAAAATCCTTAGCATATTGCCAATTAATTGCATCATCATAAAGGTATTTCTCAGGTTCAATCAGCATTTTCTTAACACAGTCATCAAATTTAGCACAGTAATGTGCTCCAATATAAGTCTCAGGTCGTGTCAAATAGTTTGAATATTCTGCAAGTTCATATTTTCCAATACGAACTTTATCAATAAGACTATTATACTCCAAAGGAATATCAAACAAGCAATAAAGATCCTTTGTTTCTCCCCAATAAATGTGATCTCTTGGATGAAAAAGTAATGAAGGAAACATTCCTGCAACAAAAATATTATCATTTGTATGATTTTTCATAAAAAATTCATACATACTCATCATACTATTGTAATTATATTTTTGATCGGATCTCATCTTTACAGAAAACTTTGTTTCGCAGAGTTTAATTCCGGCAAAAGATGTTGTAATCTGTAAATTTTTATTGCAAGTTCCCGGAGTTAATGGATATACACTTCTAACATATTTAACTTTTGGTGAGCGATAATGGTCGGGCCTATCATCCCCCCAACAAGAAACGATTATATTATTTACAAAAGGTACTCTTAAATACTCATCAATAATCTCATCAGTGTATTCAGTATATTTACCTTGAAGAATAATGTCTATTTTCTCACTTTCACTGACTTCAACAACATCTACACTATCTTCGGTTGAATTATTAAAGGTAAAGTAGATAATAAACTGTCCAAGATAAGTATCTTTCCAATATTCTCTGAATCCGTAGAGGTAGGTATCATCAAAGATGTGTTCGGTAACTTCCTTACCGCTTCTTTCATAAACGTGAAGTAAGTTACATTTGGTGAGATATAAATCTCGGAATTCAATGAACCTCTCTATTGCATCTTTATGGTCATTAATGTGCCATTCTCCAGCACAGTGCTTGACATTTTTAATAATAAAATCGTAGTTTTCTTTCGTAAAAATAGAATACTCTCCACCTTCACAATCAATCTTTAAAAAATCAACTTGGGTAATGTTGTTTTCTTCAATAATCTTTTTAAATGTTGTTGTGGAATATTCATTTCCATTATTTTCATAGATGTAGACACCCCTATCAGCAATCACAACACTATCACTTTCAAAGTCTGAAATTGCCTTATTAATGAAAGTTACTGGACCATGCCCAACATTCTTTTTCAGAGAATGAATAAGAGTATTGGAAGGTTCAACACAATATACTTGCTTGGGATTTTTACCTAAAATTGAATATGTAAATGAACCGCAGTTTGCACCGGCATCAATTACAATGTCTCCCGTCTTAATACGACAATGTTTCTCATATGTTCTCTCAATAAAATTCTCATTGGTAAACATCTGAGCATATTCTGGATCTGTTCCTCCCCAATCAAAATTGTCCGGAACCAAATAACTTGGAAAATACTTTTTAAGATTGTCCAAAACCGAACCACGATACTCATTTTGCATATCGTGGTTCTCATACAAATCCTTAAAGATTAAACCAGACTCTTCGTTTTTACCCCACCACCAACCAGAAACTGCTTTTTCAAACAGAAGACCATAAGTTCCAGGATATCCAACATCATGTTTAAGTGGAGGTAAATCCTTTTCTGTTAAATTCAAACCCTGAGTTGCTATAATATAAGCATCAGTCCACTGCTCTCTCTTACTATGAAACTTAGCAAGAAGATAATATGCTTCTGGACGATTTGGTAAGGTGTATACTGCATGTTGAAGTAAACCACGGGAAGTCAAATCTCTTGTTCCTTGCATTTCATAGCAAAAATGAGCCCATAATAGTGCCTCATAAGCAAGATTTGGATCTTCTGCTCTTTCTGCACATCTTAAAAAGTATGAAAGTGCAGGTGCAGTATGCCTTTGATTCCAATACCAAGCACCCACTTTGAGATTATTTTCGGCATTTTCTGGGTCATTAGTATATTGTGTAAGAAGATACTCAATCTGATTCATCGTAAAATCTTGAGGTTCTTCTTCTTTTTCTTCTACTTTCTCAACTGCAAATGATTTCATTTGTTCTTTGTTTTTCCAATAATTTAGAACAGTTTCTCTTGACTCATAATGACCTCTTTTTTGATTATTTTCAACTTCCCCATCTTCCTCTGGGGAAAATGTAGTAGCAAACTTGATATCTTCTACAAATAAAGGAATTACGGAACCACCTTTATTAATTGTTTCAAATAAAATATTTTCAACCAGAGGAACTGCATAATTATTAACACCGGGAATTTCAAGATGAAACTTTTTTTCGCCCCGACAATAGCTATCAATCAAGAGTTTTGCATAATCTCGTGTAAGAATATATGCAGTTGCCGCCCAATCATCCCATAATTTTTTTCTTATTTCAAATGTTTCATAGTTATCTCTGATTACTAGTAACTGCACATATAAGGAATCTTCGGGAATTGTTTCAATAAACTCTTCCCATGTAAAGTCCCAATATTGAATGGTTTCAAGACTTAAATCGTCTTCACAAAAGAATCCATAATCTTCATCGGTTTCTTCGTACCATCTACGAATTGCCTTAATGTGAGAGACTGCACAACCAATTGTCCCTCCATTCATTTGGTCTAAAAATTTTCCGGTAATTTCATCATCAGACTCAGAATATCTTTTGGATATAACTGCCTTTGGAGTAATTCCATATTCGGCAAACTGCTTCTCTAAATTTTGCTGCCTATCTACGCTTTCTTCTAATGAAACATAGTAGACTGATGGAAAGTTTTCAAGTTTGTTATTTTTCATTATTTTATGCGATTAGTAATTTTGTTCATTTTTATTAGTTTATTAATCATTCCCTCATAAATTCTTCAATTGTTTGAGTAGAACCAATATTTCTCCACCAATCTACATTATTGTCATAAGATTCATAATGAGCCTCGTGAATTGGTTGTTTCTTTCCCTCCTCTGTATTTGGGTCTAGATATGAAGGTAGGAAACTCAAATCTTCAGTGAATAAGGGAGCAGTATAGACTTTACCTAATGCTGAGAATATAATTGTTTCAATTACAGGAACCTTTGCCCAATCTTCTCTAAGATGAATATCCTCACCTTTTACATCTAGATGAAACTTACCATCATAATAATATGTATCAATTAGTTTTTTGACAAATCCTCTTTTAATAAGATACGCACAACCAGACCAATCGCACCAACAACGATTGCGGAAACCAATCTTAAATGTATTAAACTCATACCTCAACCAAGCAAGTTGAACAATCTCCCAGTCATCAGGAAGACTATTATAAAAATCATCCCAAGTAAAGTTCCAATATTGGATTAAGTCCATACTTAAATCATCTTCACAGAAGAAAGCAACTTCCTCCTTAGTATTATCATACCATTCTTTAATTGCCTTCAGGTGTGAAGTAACAGGACCTCTACTACCGATAGTCAGATAATCAATATAATCTGATATAATTTCGTGCTGAGTATCATCATACTTTTGAAAAATGTGACCTGTAATATTCTCAATACCAAACTGAGCAAACTTTTGATGTAGTTTTTCTCTTCTTTCGGTACAATACTCAACACTAATATAATGAACTGGAGGTAGATTTTTCAGTTTAGATGGATCTGGTTTATAGTGAATCCAGCACTTTTCATCGGAAATAAATTCAGTCAGCAATTCATTAACTGCTCGTTTTACACCTGGAAACCAATCGTATTCTTCGTGATAATAATCATGACCAGCAATAATTCCACCTGGTTTGACTTTAGGATACCAAGCAATAATATCATCTCTAACATCCTCATACTCATGAGAAGCATCAATGAAAACAAAGTCAAGAGAATTATCCTTGAATTTATTTACTGCCTCAAGAGAAGTCATCTTGAGAGGAAAATAATATTGCTCAACAGGTCTCATGTTGTCAATAAAAATATCATAGAGTTTTGGCAACTCTTTCATTCCTTCGTGCTCAACACTTCCTTCCCAAGTATCTACACAGAAGAACTCAATGTCCTTATTGGAATTGGCAATCTCAACGCACATATATGCTGCCGATTTACCTTTCCAACAACCAACTTCTACGAAACGACTTCCCGAAGGAAATCGTTTTGCAACTCTAGAGTAAAGATTGGGATAAGAAAACCAACCTTCACCAAAATTATCACTTCCGCAAATATGTTCCATTATTTCAATTCAAGCAATACTGATTCTGGGTTTCCATACAATCTACCATCCACCGCAATCTTATGAGTGGGAATATATTTCTCAACCAATTCTGGCCAAGTACTTCCCATTTCATCGTGGAATTCAATTGCAATATATTTGAAGTCTACAAAACAACTTGCATTTTCTAGTATATTTCTTTCGGCACCTTCAATATCAATCTTAAGGAAATCGTATTTCGGAAGATTCTCTAAAGTCGTTGTAGGAATGTCGTTGAACTGTACATTATGATTATCGGAATGCATATTATATCCACCTACATTTCCATCAGATTGACCCAATGAAATGAAGTCAGCACCATAATAAAGTGCTTTATTAATTACTTTAATACGATATTCGTTCTTAAATCTATCTTGAATAAAATTAAAGTTTACTGATACTGGTTCAAGAATCAAAGCAGTCTCCAATGATGAAATTTTATCAAACATAATTTTAGGAACTTCCCCAGTGCATCCACCTACATCTAGAACTGATTTGATTTGTCTTTCTTTGAGAAATTCAATAATGTTGACATAAAAAGGTCGTGAAGTCCATTCTTCATTTGTATAATAGATATGACCTTCTAATGATTCTGTAGGATATCCAGTGAATGGCGGAAATGATTCTGGTTGAGATTCTGATGTATTTTCAATCCCAATAAAATCCAATACAAATTCTTTGGATACCTTAACCAAATATGCTGCATTATCTTGATACCCAAAAGTAATCAGATAATTACCTTTATATTCTACCATACCAACGGCAAATTCAATCTCGGCATTCATAAATGAGAATTGCCTTGATACTTTAACAATATTCCATTCCTTGTCCCAGACAATGAAACGATGACGATACACACCATCTTTTCTTCCAGCGGCACTTTGAGTCAGATAAGTTTCGTGAGTCAAACAGAATCTATAATTGTCACCCAGAGGAATAATCTGAGAACCACCACGAAGATCAGTGGTTCCAAAATCTTTCCAATCTCTTCTTAGAACAGTCTCTGTAGTATTCGTATCAATATTATATCTAACAATTTCAGTACCATTTGTCCATTTCACATAATGATATGGCATATCAAGAATAGGCATCCAGTTCTTGTTGCAATACTCTTGGTCTGGAGGTGGGGCAGGAATACGATGTTGACTTACTTCCTTTACACCATTTTCGGTAAATTCAATTTCGGAAAGTTCCATACGACCCGTTCCAATCGTATCCAGATCCCTCCTTACTCCAGTCATATAGAGTTTATTGTTCCAACGAACAATACGGCAATCTTCTAATCCCACAAAATCCCAAAGTTCTTTATCGGGAAAACTTGAGGTGTCTATACGATGATAAGATTTGATTCTCATATTATCATCCATTTCGCACAGATAATTCCAAGTGCGAAGACGCCAATCGTTTTCTGGATGAATATAAACGAGAGGGCCCCAAGGATGTTCAAATTTTCTTTTTTCTGAATGATAAAGAGTGTAATTAATGTTTCTAAGATTAACTAGTAACTTATCTCCATCAAGATAAATTGAAGGGTTTGTGAGTGCTGGTCCCTTAAGTTCTTCGTGTGGAAGAATAAGTGGATGAATTGATCCTCCATTCTCTAAAGCAAGTTTTACAAAGTTCAGTTCATCTACTGCCATAAAAATATGAATGATTTGGATTATTTATTACTTAGCATTATAACTGATTTTTATATAAAAATCAAGTTTCAATAAATCTTAATTTCTTTATAGTTTGAATTAGTCAGTTCATTTATTTCTTTTTTTATCTGTGCTCTTCGGTCATTTAATTTATAAACACTACGAGCAAGTTCAACGAACTCTTCATCAAATCTTTGTTCTTTCTCCAACTTTCTCAACTGATCCTCTATTTTCCAAAGTTTTTCATTAACTTTCTTCAATCTCACTTCATATTCTAAAGTGTATTGAGTAAGAGTACTTTTAATTCTATAAAGTTCTTCCAATTCCTTTTGAACATATTCATCGTCGGTGAATAAAGATTTAATTTGTAAAATAGTAATCTTATCTAATAATTCACCGACTGATACTGGAATTGTAATCTTCATAGATTAAATTGGTTTTTAATAGTTTCAATTAATTGTGCATTTTTAGAAACAACACCAAGACCAAAGCAATGAGTAAAGGTTACTTTAGGTAAATCAATCTCTTCAAAAAATCTTTTTACTCCATATTCATTTCCATTATAATTTTCTACACAAGTATCGTGCATTAAAATTACACCATCATCATTTAAAAATTTACTCCAGGTTTCAAAATCTTGTTTAATATCTTCATACTTATGACTTCCATCAATGTGAAGAATATCAATTTTTTTATCCCAGGTTTCTGCAACTTCGTTAAAGTCACCTTCAATAAGAGTTAGATTATCCTGAAGATGAAGTTTTTCTCTTTTTGTCGTTACAAACTGGTACTTAAGTCTTTGTTCATCGGTTCCAACAAAGGAATCACCAACAAAGTTATCAATACCATATACTTTACCAATTCTAGGAATTGCTAGTGAAAATGTGGAAAATCCCCAATCAACACCAAGGTCAACAGTAACTTCTGGTTTCATATAAGAAACTAACCATTCGGCAAACTGACGATGGCCAGACCAAGCAGTTGCTGGAGTATCATCTAGATTAGTCAGGAAAAGTTTATCAATGGCATCCATTCTTTCCTTAAGTCTTAAAGTCTCTGGATTAAATCCCGAAGCAAAGACAATAATGTTTGGGTTCTGTGTGAGTTTACCGATGTTAAGTAGATGAGTAAATGCCTTACCCATAACATCTCCACCAACATTCATTGCCTCACTTACTGCATGAAAGGCATAGTTGGATGCTTGCTGAATATTTTGAGTGCTAATGAGAGCAATACTACACATCATAAACACATCAATTCTGGTGGGGTCAAAGTATGCTCTAGAAAGATTTAGATACTCCTGACCAAGTTCAAGTGCCTTATTGAGGTTCTTGACTTCAAAATAATGCTTGAAAATAAACCAAAGGTAATAAGTGTTTGACTTATCTTTTTCAAACTCTCTTTCGCAAATAGACAGATAGAAGAGTTGCTTGTCTACAGTGTTATGAACATTTTTAGTAATCTTAATTGTAGTATCAACTGCACTCTCATTCAAATGTTCTTCAGTTGGAATGAAGACTGGACTTTCATGAACGGCATTTACCCAAGTATAGTTCTTGGTTCTATGAAACCGAGTATGAGCAGTTTGACCTGGAGTTGGTTCTTGGTCTCCTACCTTATCATATCGTTCGTGCCTGAATGCTGTGAACTCTTCAGCAATCACATCAAGACCTTCTGGAAAGAACTCATCAACATCCTCATTAAAGTCTAAAGAAAATGCCCAGTCAGTCTTCACATAAGACAGTGCCAGATTTCTTACTTTGGAGAAATCAAATTCATCTCTCGTTTGTGGATGCTCATAGACTTCAATGCCTGCTTCCTTCAGTAGTTTTACTGTATTATCTGTGCTTCCAGTATCAACTACAACGGTATTTATAAACTTCTTGGAGATTTCAATAAATCTCCCAATGTTCTTCTCTTCGTTTTTAGAGATAGCATATAGTGTAATGTTCATAATTTTTCCCAAGCAACATCGTATTTTTTATCAAGAGATTCAACTTGAGCATAACCAAGTTGTTTAAATAAATTTTCAATCTCTTTTTCGTGAGAACCTAAATGCAGTTTCTCATACTCTATTTTGTTAATATCGTATTTAGTCCAATCTGTAGTTAATAATATCTCAGCATCAATACCTTCAATATCAAGAAGTAACCAATCTAATGTTGTAATCTCATATTTGTGAAATAATTGTTCAAGTGTTATACAAGGAATATCAAAACTTCTTAATCCTTCTGGGAAATAATACACTAATATATGTTCTTTAACTAATGATGCAACATGATACATTGGACCATCATTTTCATGATAATATAGTTTTACTTTATCATCAGGATATGATGGAACTTTTATCGCAATATTCTCTACAATAACATTCTCATAACAAGAATAGCAGTTTAGTAAACTACCAATATGAAGAGGATTTGCTTCTACAAATAAACCAAAATCTAATTCTTTATAGTTGTCTTTAAGATATTTTGATAGATGGTCGTCGCCTTTGTTAGACCCTATCTGCATCACTTTCATAAAAATTCTTTCCAATCAATACAGGGAGATAATAAATCTGCTTGACAGTGTGTAGAATAACCGGGAATTGAAGATATAAGAACTCTTCCCTTTTGTGCTAATTCTAAAAACTTTTGGTGGTCTGCTGATGGTTCCACTCCTGTAGAATATTTATGATGAACCGAAAAGTCCTTCATAAGAGTTGAAAACTTCACAGCAAAAGTATTTGTGGTGGAAGGAGTTGCCATCCAGTGAGATGATTTTGAGTGTAAGACCTTGGTTCTAAACTCACTATAAAACTCCATATACTTATCACCGTGGTCATAAAGAGTTACATAATCAACACCAAGTTCAAATCCTTCCATCAAAATCTTATCCCAGTTTGGACGATGAACATAATCATCTTCAAGAAAATAAATGATATCTTCTGCTGAATGATTTTGAGTTTGAATATACTTCAAAGTCTCAATAAAACTCTTTGCTTCTCCACCAGCATTTATAATATGAACATTCTCTTCTTGTGATAGGAAAGTATCTTCTATCTTACCATAGTGTTCATCGTAAATGAGTGTATAGTTTGTGGTTTCTGGATTGAGAGTGTTCTTGAAGTTTTGAAATACCTTTTCCTTATCCCACCATTCTGGTCTTTGTTTTCCCGGACTTTCCTGTATCTTAGAATAATAACAGTGCCTTAGATATACATTAATTTTCATTCAGTTTCTCCAAATCGTATTCGTTCCACCAAGACTTCCAATCAAGGAAGAAATCCTTATCCCATTCTGTTTGCATATGAAGTGCTAGTGAGGGAATAGGAGTAAAGCAATAATATCCTCTTTCATAATAGATTTTATCTATACTCTCCATTTCCATCGTTTCACTCACTTCACTTGTTCCCATTTTATAAAACAAGTCCCAGTGAAGTTTTATAATACTACTATGGGTCATCAAAGTCACTGCTGGATGAATGTTGGTTCTCCAGTAACGGTCTTTCCCAACAACAAGATTACAGGGAACAGCAGTATTTTGAGGATCGTGATACTCTGCTGGTTTATTAAATGGAAAGATACTCGCAGGTTTTCCTAGATTACAACTAAACTGATTAATAGCATCTATCATCAACTCAACAGAGTTTTGTTGATGAAGAAAGTCATCCTGAATAAAGTAGACCCAATCTTTTCCATAATCTCTGCCGTGTTCATAGCAACGAAGTATAGAAGGCATTATACCATAAGTTTCAAGATGGGTCAAATTAACTTTGAACTTTGCCGTATCAATCAATCTTTGAAGAATATCTAGAAACTCTTGGTCTGAATGGTCGTCAAAAATTTGGAGTTCTATTTCATAATCTGGATATTGTTCTTGAGCATAGTTAAGACTATCAATTACAGAAAAAATACATCTTGATGATACTTCTATCTTTGGTGCTTCACAATATCTTTCGTGACTATCATCTCGGTTTCCTTTTGAATGAGACTGAAGAACAACTAACAAATGAGTTTTCATAAATCAAACTTGGAATATAGTTTTACATTTTCTTCTCCTATTATATCAATAGGATTTTGTGAGATTTTAGATAACTTTGGACGAATGGTATGAAGGTCTTTTAGTCCCCAGGCTTCGTCTTTCTGTTCTCCACAAGCATTCTCAATCTCATTGAAGTTATTGTCTTGAGGAGAAACTTCTAAAAACTCATAGACCTTATTGAGTTCTTCTTGTGGATTAGAAATGAGTTGACTATATTCTACCAGATGAACCCAGTCTGGATACTTTGTGAGACCATATACCATACTCTCATAAGATGGAGCAACATAATATCTCCAAATATAATCAGCACGATTGTTATTTGTGATTGGAAGATTGTCTCGTCTCAAATGATTATCAATAAAATTATCTTCGTGCTTGGTTCTTTCTATCAGTGAGATATAAGATGTAAGAACTTCTGGAATAGAACGATAAGTTGCTACAATCTTTGGTTTGTTTGAAAGAAACATTTGAACCGTATCAAGGTTCTTACCCCAAAATCTGTGCTTGTCTAGGATTGTTGACTTTGGAATATGATTATAAAAGTTCGCAAGAACTGCCTTGTAGACATTATAAGATATTGCTTTACGGTCAAAGGTAAACTGCTGGTCTACTTTATTGAATGATTGCTCAATATCAGTCACCACATCACCTAATGGAGATGTTGGTGATACATAAATGTCTGGATGTTGATTGAGTATAGACCCTAATAATGTAGAACCACTTCTTGGAAGTCCTCCAAGAAAATATAATGTCTTCATAATATTTTGATTGTTATGAGTATTTAGATGCCTGGGTCTTGGTAGGTGAGTGCTGCTGTATGAGCACTATCTCCAGAACTCACTTGTTTCCAGTTGGTTCCTCCGGCAAATGTGGTGACTGGAGTGGATACATCAGTTGTTGCTGCGTTTCCAAGTCTTCCATTAGCACCATAACCCCAAGTCCATAAGGTTCCATCGGTCTTGATTGCTGTTGTGTGATTAAATCCAGAACTGACTTGTTTCCAATTGGTTCCTCCAGCGAATGTGGTGACTGGTGTGAATTTAGTGGTAAATGGCGGCTCACCAGTTCCAAGTCTTCCACTAAAAGAAAACCCCCAAACCCATAGAGTTCCATCGGTTTTGATTGCTGCTGGAGAGTATCCAGCAGCACCCACTTGTTTCCAGTTGGTTCCTCCAGCGAATGTGGTGACTGGAGTAGATATATCGCCATTACTATTGTTTCCAAGTTGACCACTAGATCCTTTACCCCAAAGCCAAAGAGTTCCATCGGTCTTGATTGCTGCTGTAAACTCAAATCCAGAACTCACTTGTTTCCAGTTGGTTCCTCCAGCAAATGTGGTGACTGGAGTGGATCTACTAGTTGTGCCAGCATTTCCAAGTTGTCCACTAGCATTATTACCCCAAACCCATAAAGTTCCATCGGTCTTGATTGCTGCTGTCAAACCATTTCCAGCACTTACCTGTTTCCAGTTGGTTCCTCCAGCAGATGTGGTGACTGGAGTGGATCTATCGGTTGTTGCTGCGTTTCCAAGTCTTCCATTAGCACCATAACCCCAAGTCCATAAGGTTCCATCGGTCTTGATTGCTGCTGTCAAACCATTTCCAGCACTTACCTGTTTCCAGTTGGTTCCTCCAGCAAATGTGGTGACTGGAGTGGATCTATTGGTTGTTGATGCATTTCCAAGTCTTCCATAAGTTCCCGAACCCCAAACCCATAAAGTTCCATCGGTTTTTATTGCTGCTGTATGCGCGGCCCCACCACTGACTTGTTTCCAGTTGGTTCCTCCAGCAGATGTGGTGACTGGAGTGGATCTATCGGTTGTTGCTGCATTTCCAAGTATTCCAGTACCTCCAGCACCCCAAGTGAATAAGTTCCCATCACGAAACAAATCAGCAGGCACAAAGACATCATCAAAACTATAGACAACTCCATTTTCCGTAAAGTTATAAAATGTAGGCATTAGGGACCTCTAAAGACTTGGAAACTACTCTGATATCATAATTGGAGTATTCATTTTCTCTCCCCACTTTATAAACCAATCTTTTACATCAGCAGATATCTTTTTATTATTTATTCCAACTGCCTTTAGATACTGCCCGTTCTCATTTTGTTCTACAGAGACCAATACATTACACTTATCAGGTCTCATTTCTTCTGGAAGTAAATGTTGAGACCAAGCACACTGATAATTCCTACAGACTTCTGGTCGTGCCTTATGAACTCCACAACCACCTTCTTCTAGAAATCTACAAGATTGACTACACCCAAACTTCCATCCAAAAGCATCGCCCACCAACCAAGAACAGCAGGCAGTACATTCTCCACACTCACGAAACATAATCACCCTCCTTAAAATAATAACTATAATTATTAAACTCAAAAGGATTTTCTTCAAATAATACATCATTATATAAAGTCTTTGGATAGCAACTATCACTATCACCAATCCATCTTTCCTTTTCCATTCTACACTCAGAGTTTAAGTATCGTGATTTGATTGTATTAATATAGGAAGCATTTGCCCACCAAAAATTTCCCATATAAGCATAAGTCTTATCATTTGGTATTAAAGAACCATCGGCACAAATACTTGGCCCAATAGTTCCCAAATGAGAACCAACACAAGTATAAGTATCTAGATACTTTATACATTCCTTCCATTTATCAATCACAAAATATTCCATCATTAATCTCCAAGATTGAACCGAAAGTTCATTCTTTGTTGCTCCTTTGGTATGAAAATAAAGAACCTTATAATCTGGATTATTCTTACAGAAATCATTAAGTGCTAATAAGGTGGTTTTTTCAGTTCCCCAATCTTCCTCCTTATTATACTTAACTATTACTTTATCAGGAACATTAAAAAGTTCTTGACTTCCATTTACACTAAAATAAGTATAATCAGCATTTTGAAGTAATCCTGAAGCATATAATCTATGTAATTGTTGCTGGTAAATGAAAGCACCTATTCCCATTTGTCCTATATGATAAAAGATTGCTAGTTTCACGAATGATACACTCCACCATTTTCACCGGACATTCCTTTGACCATCGTAAGACCAAGATTAGGAATATCAATAACATTCTTCTTATTGATAAAACGATAAAGTGAATGTTCTACATCAGTTCCGGCAGTAAACTGTATCATTTTTTCCATATAAGTAAATGCTTTTTCAAGTGCTTCTATAGTATCAGTAAATAACATTCTATCAAAAGACCAAAGACCCGTAATCATCATACCCTTTGCTCCATAGAGATAAGCATAAACATTCTCAAGTTCTTTTTCATAGTTTTCCATTTCTTGTGAAAGGTAGTCATACTTTTTAATTACATACTTATTCTCAAGGAACTTACTTTGATAATCTTGAATATCAAAATCATCATTCAGTAAATATCTACCAGTCAATTTGAATACTCTTTGACTATCATTAAAAATATTATGCTTTTGTATTACATAAAGAGTATTCAGTAATCCTCTTGTTTCTAATAGTGATTTGCCGTATGTAATCAGTTCTGGTCTTGCCTCAAGATTTTCATAGATTTGTTTGAGAACTGGTTCATCATAAAACTCCAGAAACAAATCCGTTTTTTCTTTGAGAATATCTTTTTGGTTTTCATCAATTGATTTAGAAGAACACTCAAATAAAACCACATAAGAATTATGAACTTTCTTACGAATACACTCAATCGTTTCTAAGGTTTGCTCAAATCTTTGTTGCTCATCATAGGCACTAAAATCTTTCTCTTGAAAGTGTTTGAGTGCCGAACCAACTAAAAATAAAAATTTCATAAGTAATCCGTGTTAAAACTAATAATAATTCGTTCTTCAGTTTCTTCTTCTGTATAATGAACCAAATCACTTGAAAAGATAACCAATAGTCCTGGATAAGGATGAATTGAAGTATCTGGAAATATCAAAGGAGTGCTTCCAGAAATATAAAATGCTCCACTTACAATACTTTCTTCGTGCTTATGTGCCTTGAGTTTATTTCCTGCTTGTGAGATATTGAACCAACTATTGATAAACTTGAGTGGAGGAATATCATACTTATTACAATATAATCTAACATATTGTTTGAAAATATTCCGCAATCCAGTCAGTTCTGGATACATTAGAATAGGCATTCCATAATTATAAGTGGAAAACCCTTTAGTGACAAGTCCGTGAGAACTTGCTTCTATCTGTAAAAGTGTGTTCTTAATCGTATTTAGATTGAGAAAGGATAAGTTATATTCCTCTATCATTTAGAAACTCTCCCAATTGCTTCAAAGGTTCGTCCCAGTTTCTTGGTTTCTTTTGCTTGAAGAGATGAACATTATCACCATACCACCAAGACTTTCCTGTTGAACTTGTCCATACATAATATTCCATAATTGGCACAAACACACAAACTTTCTTACCTTGTGCTGCTGCGATATGAGCAATAGAAGTACACGAAGTAATCACCAAGTCCATTTGAGATACAATTGAAAATGTATCCGTAAAGTCACGATTTGGAATATCAAAAGTCTTTACATCATAACCTTCTGGTGGTACTTGGTCTGGTAGTTGTAGGGAATATAAAGATGCTGGAGTTTTAGAAAGAATATCAAACAAAGGTTCTGGTTGAATAGAACGAAAATGTGCCTGCTCAAATCCAGAACCAGAGTTCCAAAACATTCCAATCTTATAGTTTTGGTCTTCTTGTAGATAAGAGTATTGCTTTTGTTTTTCTGGTAATGGGTTTAGATAAGGAGTTTGACCCAAATCTTCTACTTTTAGATTGAGATAATAAGGTAGAGCAAGAGCATAAACCCAGCAGGCATCTTCTGGAAACTCTGGTTTATCGTAGATACACACAGAGTGAAACCCATTATAGTTGAAGAGTTTCACCAGTTCTTTTCTTGTAGAAGTCCAGATTGGTTTCATACCAAGTTCTTTCAGGTGCTTCATAAAACGAATATGAATAACCTCATCACCAGCACCACACTGACTGTCTATGATAATCGTTCTTCCAGGCTCTGGTGTTCCGTCCCACTTTGGAAATGGTGGAAGTTGTCGGTTCTTATATGCTTCCACTTCTCCTGCCTTGAGAAAGTGTTGAAGTCCTGTGCGAATATCATCCTTCCTGAAGTAATGACCCGATAAGTTGTGATATGCTTTTCTTTCTATCTCAGGTGGCAGTTTCTTTTTGAGTAAATCAAATAAAAGTTTCTCTGCTTTATTATTTTGACCTAAAGCAGAATATGAAAATGTTTCCTCTAAAAGAAGTTCGGTATCTTGAGGATTTTGTGATTTGATTTTTGATATTTGAGTGATTGCTTTTTCTGGATAGTTATTTTGATTGTATGCGTTGATAAGATTTTTTGATGTTGTATATTTTTCTTCTTTGGTCTTTGTGAGTTTGAGTGCTTTCTCGCCATAAGTAATCGCATTTGAGAAATCTTTAATCTCAAAGAAAATCTTTGCTACATCATCATATTGCTGAAAAGTTTCTGCTCTCTTTCCAAATGCCGAAAGAACTTGTGTTGTGAGTTCTTTTTCGTTGAATGAATACAGTGTTTTTGTGACCAACTCAAGGGGGTTCATAAAGAATATTGAATGTATCTTGAGGTATTTATTAGAAACTTGCGAAGTCTACTGATTTTATTACTGCTGTATGAGCACCTCCAGCAGCCACTTGTTTCCAGTTGGTTCCTCCGGCAAAGGTGGTGACTGGAGTGGATGTGCTGGTTATTGTTGCGTTTCCAAGTTGTCCATTAGTTCCAGAACCCCAAGTCCATAAGGTTCCATCGGTCTTGATTGCCGATGTATGACTAGTTCCACAAGTTACTTGTTTCCAGTTAGTTCCTCCGGCAAATGTGGTGATTGGAGTGGATCTATTACCTGTAGCATTATTACCAAGTTGTAAATTAGCATTATATCCCCAAGTCCATAAAGTTCCATCAGTTTTGATTGCTGCTGTATGAGCACCTCCAGCAGCCACTTGTTTCCAGTTGGTTCCTCCGGCAAAGGTGGTGACTGGAGTAGATCTACTACCGACAACACCATTTCCAAGTGATCCAGTAGTTCCCCCCCAAGTCCATAGAGTTCCATCGGTCTTGATTGCTGCCGTATGAGAACCTCCACCACTCACTTGTTTCCAGTTGGTTCCTCCGGCAAATGTGGTGATTGGAGTGGATCTATTACCTGTAGCATTATTACCAAGTTGTAAATTAGCATTATATCCCCAAGTCCATAAAGTTCCATCAGTTTTGATTGCTACTGTATGGTTAGAAAAGGAAGTAGTACTAACTTGTTTCCAGTTGGTTCCACCGGCAAAGGTGGTGACTGGAGTGGATATATTGCCTGTTATTACTGCGTTTCCAAGTCTTCCATCACCACTAAAACCCCAAGTCCATAAGGTTCCATCAGTCTTAATTGCTGCTGTATGTGAGTATCCACAACTTATTTGTTTCCAGTTGGTTCCACCGGCAAAGGTGGTGACTGGAGTGGATATATTACCTGTTGTTACTCCATTTCCAAGTCGTCCACTAGCACCTAAACCCCAAGTCCATAAGGTTCCATCAGTCTTAATTGCTGCTGTATGAGATCCACCAGCACTCACTTGTTTCCAGTTGGTTCCACCGGCAGAAGTAGTAACTGGAGTGGATATATTCCCTGTTGTTGCTCCATTTCCAAGTCTTGCATTAGCTCCAGCACCCCAAGTCCAAAGTTCTGGAGGAATTCCAATCCGTTGACCAATCTCAGGATAAACACTCATCAAATAATCTTTGGTGATTAACTTAGTACCTAAATCAACACTATTACTATCCCTAAAATTGGTTGTAACTCTTAAAGAACTCATTTTACTTTACTATGGTGTTTGTGGTTGTTCTCTAATCACAACAGCATAAACATCATCAATCGTATTACAGGCATCAATCTCTTGAAGTTTTGCTAATTCCCAATCAAATGCTTCTTGAACTTTTATATCAATTTGATTGAGAATATATTGAAGTTCTGTTGTGGTAATCTCTAACCAAGTATTCTGGAACTTAAAGTTATGAGGACCTGGAGATGCTGCTAACTTACTTGCTAATAGAAGTCTCTCATCTCTTGAGGTTGATACTTCTACCTCGGTTCCATTTATTGTAAGTGTGAGTATAGTATTTTCCTTTTCTCTTCTATATGGGGCAACTTCTTGCTTACGAAGTGTTTTGACTTCTTCTAAAGTCTTATCGGTAATTGGATATGTTAATAGGACTTTAGTGGGAACTCCATTTTCTTCAATAATTTCCCAAGAAAAGTTTCCTACATTATGATACTTGGGGTCATTCTCTGGAATTACTCTTTCTGTTGGAACAAGATGAGTAAGTCCATCACTAAAATGAATAGGAAGTTGAGTAAAAGATTGATTTGATATTCTTTCTACCACTTCAAGTTCTTCTAATTCTTCATTAATATAACGAACATTTGCTCCAAAAGGACCAAGTTCTAATGCGTTGTTATGAATAAGTGCTATTTCCATCGGTCTTTTTAGGTATTTATGAGAATGGGAGATCTGCTGAGGTTCCTGCTTGGACTGCTGATATAGTACCACCTCCAGAACTCACTTGTTTCCAGTTGGTTCCACCGGCAAAGGTGGTGACTGGAGTGAGTTTATTGGTTGTAGTATTGTCTCCAAGTCTTCCAAAACTTCCAAAACCCCAAGTCCATAAGGTTCCATCGGTCTTAATTGCTGCTGTATGAGAATCACCACAATCTACTTGTTTCCAGTTGGTTCCACCGGCAAATGTGGTGACTGGAGTGGATCTAAAGGTTGTTGATGCGTTTCCAAGTCGTCCAGAATCTCCACCACCCCAAGTCCATAAAGTTCCATCGGTCTTAATTGCTGCTGTATGAGCATTTCCACCACTCACTTGTTTCCAGTTGTTTCCACCGGCAAAGGTAGTGACTGGAGTGGATGTGTTTGTTGTTGTTGCATTTCCAAGTTGTCCAGAACTTCCACTACCCCAAGTCCATAAGGTTCCATCAGTTTTAATTGCTGCTGTATATTGATTACCAACACTCACTTGTTTCCAGTTGGTTCCACCGGCAAATGTGGTGACTGGAGTAGATATACTACCTGTTGTTACTGCATTTCCAAGTCGTCCTTGACCTCCATTACCCCAAATCCATAAGGTTCCATCGGTCTTGATTGCTGCGGCATGAAGTTCTCCACAACTCACTTGTTTCCAGTTGGTTCCACCGGCAAAGGTGGTGACTGGAGTGGATCTATTGGTTCCATCATTAGTTCCAAGTCGTCCAAATCCCCCATTACCCCAAGTCCATAAAGTTCCATCAGTCTTAATTGCTGCTGTATAAAGACCATCACAACTCACTTGTTTCCAATTGATTCCTCCGGCAAAAGTGGTGACTGGAGTGGATCTAGTGATTGTATCATTAGTTCCAAGTAGAGGTGATAGGCTATTTCCAAGACCCCAAGTCCATAAGGTTCCATCGGTCTTGATTGCTGCCGTACCCTCATCTCCACCACTCACTTGTTTCCAGTTGGTTCCTCCAGCAAATGTGGTAATTGGAGTGGATCTATCGGTTGCAGCATTGTTTCCAAGTTTTCCATATTGTCCACTACCCCAAGCCCACAAAGCATCACCAACATACTGGTCAATCAACCAGTACTCGGTTACAAAATAATTCTCTAAGTCTCCTTCCGGTGAAAAAAATTGATTAGGCATCTAACTTTCTTTCCAGTTCTTCAATTCTAATTTGCTGTTCTTTGATTGCTTCAATCAATACACCAACAAGGTTTCCATAAGAAACTGTTTTCAATCCTCTATCATTAGTGCTTACAACTTCTGGAATAATTCTTTCCATTTCTTGTGCAATTACACCAATAGAACCCGTATTGTGTCCATCTGTCCAGTCATAACGAACACCATTCATTTGCATTACTAAATCAAGAGCATTTGCAATTGGTGTTATGTTGGTTTTTTGAGTTTCATCAGAGAGTGATGTGAATACTGTTGCCGATAATGTTCCTGTAGATGGGTTAAATGTAAGTTTAGTTGAAGCAACATTAATAGTGCTACTAGTTCCAGAAGTTACATCTTCAAATACTGGATATCTTGTAGCATTTGTTGAATTATCGTCACTAACAGTAATAGAACCTCCTCCACCGGCAGCAGCACCTTGAACACCTTGGTTACTTATACCTTGTACACCTTGTTGTCCTTGTCTTCCTTGAAGTCCTTGAACACCTTGATTAGAAAGACCTTGTAGACCTTGTGTACCTTGAGAACCTAAAGTACCCTGAAGACCTTGAGTACCTTGAGTTCCCTGAAGTCCTTGTCTACCCTGTAATCCTTGATTACCCTGAAGACCTTGAGTTCCCTGAAGACCTTGAGTTCCCTGAAGACCCTGAGTTCCTTGGAGTCCTTGTCTACCTTGGAGTCCTTGAGCACCTTGAGCACCTCCAGACCCAGTTGTCCAAGCAATACCAACTCCGGTAGATATTAATACAGAACCACCGATGCCAATTTGATTGGAACTATCATAAATTCCACCATCAATCTTAATATCACCATATATTCTTGTACCACCTTTGAGTTTTGCCATTTCTTATGCCTGTGCCTCCGTCCAAGAAAGTCTTGCATTGATTGTTTGAGAAGTTCCCGCAAGATTAGTTGCAACAATAGTCACCATATCAGGTCCATCCGGATAAACATTATTTACGGTTGTCGGAACAGTCAATACAGTTCCTCCACCTAAAATAGAATTTCCAAGGTCACGAACAAGATTGAGTTCTTTTGAGTTAACTCCATTTGGAACGAAGAATGAATAAATTTGTTCTCCACCAGTCACAGTTGTAGTTCCGGTATGTACGCAAATCTGAGAAAGAGATGAACCACCAGCGGAAGCGAAAGTTCCGGCACTTACTCTTCCATTTAAAATCAGAGCAATTCTAAAGTTAGCACTTGCAACCGCTCCAATTTCTCGAAGAGTTAATTGCATTCGGTTAATTAAATCTCTTGCTCCCAGTACTCCAGTCAGACCAGAATCAACACTCGGAGAAAGACGAAGAGAAATAAGAGCATTTGTTGCTCCAGCAGCAATACTTAGTGCGGTATTCATACCCGAAGTAAATATGAACGATTTATCATCATCAAATCCTCCATCCATAATGACCGAAGAACCCCAGTGTGCAATTGTTGCAGATGTTTGAGGTGCATGAAGTTCAACTGAAACTGGTGCTGTTGCACTAAAGGTAAATGTGGTTGCAGATGCGGTTCCACCACCACCAGTAAGACCACCAGGACCAGTTAGGTTGGTGACATTTCTCGTTAGAGTTGTAAATGTAGTTGCGGTTTTACCAGTATAATTAATGTATTCTACTGCTGCTCCAGTTCCTCCTGCCGCTCTTACTACAAGAGTTCCAGAAGATGGGAATAATGAAGTATCATTTACCGACATAGATGCGGTAACACCAGATGTTAATGTTGCAGTCAAATACGTAATTGGTGGAATTGTATTACACTCATATCTTGATGGAAGGTTTCCAGAACGCATATATGCTTCGGTTCTGAAGTTTGCATTTGGTGTTCTATGACAATAAATGACTTCACCTCTTTGGTTCTTGAATCCATAACGAATTGCTCCTGCACCATACCAGGAATAATCCATATAAATCATCTGCATCTTGTTCAAATCCAGATTAAATCCTGATGGTCCAGTTCCATCACACTTATCAATATTGAATTGAGATTGAGCAACTCGTGTATCAATTCTCTTTGTTATAATTATGGCACCACTTGAAATCGTAGTTCCTCTGTATTCTGGAGAAACAAACATAGAAGTGTCACTAGCAATCGTGAGAACTAGATATGACATTCCACGAATAACTACATAATCTCCTGGTTTGAGTTGAGAAGAAAACTTGGTATTTGTTCCAGTAATTGTTGCAGAACCTGCAGTAACTGATACTCCACCTGATAGTTGTTCTGTACTTGAACGTCTTACTGCGTATAAAGTTTGACCATCGTGCTCAAAGAAAAATCCATTTTGCTCATCAAACATTCCAATACGAATTCTGGAACCATACCAGGCGAATGGCGAAACATTAATGGGAAATCCTGTTGCTGGAGATGATGCTGGTGTTGAACCAGCGGTGTAAGTAAATGTTAAATCAGTTGGAACTGTTGCTACGGTAAATGTTCCGTTATATGCCGCTTGGTCAGCACCAGATACAATAACAGATGCTCCCGGACCTAAGTTATGTGGAAACTTACAGGTTACAGTAACAGTAGTTCCAGATGAAGTAACATTATCAACAGAAAATCCTGCTTTGAGGTTTGTACCAGTACTGAACTGAACACCTTTACCAGACTGATAACGGAAGTATCTTCTTGTCTGACGAATCAGTTGATTATTATGATATGGAGTTCCCGAACTAAAACTTACACCACCATCATAAGGTCTGTGAATAGATGAAGTGTAAGGTCTTGCATAAAGATTTTGTGTCCCGCCAGTTGCTGTGATTTGTCCTGATGGTGCAACATCGGCAATAAAAGTGAAGGTATTTGATGTTGGTATGGTAGCAACAAAAAATGCTCCATTCGGTGGATTAGATGTTGCTGCTGTTGTATTTCTTACAAAAATACCATCACCAATAGAAAAACCATGAGGACCAGTAGTTGTACAAGTAACTGTGGTTCCAGAGTTAGTAAATGCAGCACCACCAGTTGCACTTACTGGAATTGCAGAACCAGTAAAGAAACTTCCAGAATAAACATAAGTCTTTGAGGCATCAAAAATTGTTGCGTTTACTACGTTTGCTCTGGCAACATAAGTAAAGTTTCCTGCGGCACTTGTTTCTGTAAGTTGCCAACCATTTGCAATTGGGTCTGTTGCGTCCTGAACAAAGATAGGAACACCAACACCTGGGTTTGCGGTTGATGTTACCGTAACAGTTCTAGTTCCTGCTCCTGCGATGTTAGTAATTGTAATAGGTGATGTTGCATCATAAAAAGCACTTGGGCGATTGCTTAATAGTGTGGTAGTTTCCCATTTGGTGGGTTGAGTTCCATACTCAAAGTCAGTATCAATTAGTGACTGTGGATTAGAAATTCTCATCTTACCCACAGGGTCCATCAGAGTTTCTGATGGAGTTATATATTGCTCGTGGTCATCTACAACAAACTGGAGTTTATGAGTTGATAGCATTCCAGTAGTATTATAATTCAAAACTACTGTCGTAGTATCGGCATTTCCATCAATTGTATAAGAAGTTGCCGTCAGATTTGAGTCTGAAAAGTTATAAATTACCTGATTAGTTGTTACATTCGTAATCAGTATCAATCGTTCTCTCGGAGTTGCACGAGGAATAACTACAGTCTTTGTAGCAGGAGTAAATGTATATCCAGTTTCAAGTAATACCTGTCTTGCCATTATTAGCGAATACCTTTTTTATATTTATGAGATAAACTAAACTACAACCAGAAGCGGTTTGTTATAATCTTATATATCTGAAGTATTTCCAAGTCCGTTAATTGACGATTATAAGTCAGAAATTGTGCCACATTTCCATTCAAATATCCTGGTGCGGCATCCGCAAGAGAAGCACCAAAAGACACATCAGAACCCGAGACAGTATTAATTGCCGTTGCTCCAGAAGTTACCGTCGTATCAGTTACCAAATAACCATCAATATAAAGTTTAATACTACTTGCAGTTCCACTAGCAGGTGCCGATGCCGCAATCATATACCATGCACCATTCGTAACATTAGGAGCACTTGTATTGGCAAGAACACTTCCGGTGGCAATTTCTACTCTTGGTCTAAATGTTGTCGCATCTAATGATACATTCCATTTACCTCCAGTCGCAGTAGTACCCCAACCAAAAAGACGATACGCAATGTTTGGCACCCTTGCTCTGAACCAGATGATTGATGTTCTTGCTCCTGTTCCGGTTATTCCTTTATATCCACTGATGGTCATATAATCATTTGTACCATCAAATGCTACTGAACCCTCTCGTATGATTGAAGAATATGTTGGTTCACCTAAAGGTACAGTACTTGCGGTTCTTCCATTTCCACTTAAGTCTGCTATGGTGAAATAAGCAGGTGAAGATTGATCGGTGACATTAGTTGAAGGATAAGACCTACCAGCACCATAGATAATTCTTACGGCACCATTTGCACCACTACCTGGAGTATCTCCACCGGCAGCACCGGCACCACCACCACCATAAGCACCACCAGCACCATTAAGTGTACCAGAGTTACTACCATTAGTGCCACTAGAACCGGCAAGACCTCCGGTTCCAGCTCCACTTCCATTCCCACTAGTACCAGCACCAAGTATACCTACACCTCCACCACCGGCATTTTGTCCACCACCGCCACCGCCTCCGCCAGAACCATTAGTAGAAGCAGGAGTTAAGTCACCATCTTGACCTGTTCCGCCAGTTCCAGAATAACCACCGGCACCACCACCGCCAGCACCTTGAGTATTTCCATCAGCAGTTGCCCCGCCAGCACCACCGGCACCTCCAGTACCAACAACTACAGTTCCTCCAGTACCACCGGCATTTCCATTGTCTGGACTTTGCCCGGCGCCACCTCCATTTGCGGCAACTAAATTTGTTCCACTCCTATGAATTCTAGATTGCCCACCAGCAGTATTGGAACCTCCACCAGAACCAACCACAACTGTAAGACTTTCTCCGGGAGTAACGGCAATAGATGCTTGATATGCAAGCCCGCCGCCGCCGCCACCAGAACCTGGTTCTTCTGGGTCAGTATCATTTCCACCTCCACCACCTCCACCGACACAAACGGCAGAGATTGAAGTATAACCGGCAGGTACAACAAAGGTATAAGTTCCCGGTGTAGTATATAATTCCTGACTTACTGCGGCAATTTGAGTAACACTTGTAGAAATTCCGGCATCAATATACAGTTGCATTCCACTAGTAGTAACATCAGTTACAAATAAATCCATCTCATTAATTTCATTATAAACAATCACAGACTTATCAGTATTTTGTCTCATATATCTTCCTTGCCCCGCACCAAAGAAAGTTCCTCCAAACTCATCATATACTAAGTCATAAGGTGGAAAGACATTTGCGGTGAGTGTAGTTGCAGCACCTACATTTTCACTAAATCCAGAACTATAATATGTTCCAAGTCCTGTGATGTTTGTGTTGGTTGTTGATGCCAGAACTCTACTAATTGCTGTGCCTGATGTTGGGGTATAATCAGTTACCAATGAACTTTTTTCTAATTGAACTCCCCAAAAATCTAAAACATAATTTGTATTATTGTCGGAAAACAAATCTAAGAAAGTTTTTGCAGTTGCTGTTGGAACTCCACTTACAGTCACTCTTACCCATTGATTAGTAACTAATTGTGATGAATAATCCGCAGAGGGATTTCCATCACCCAAATCTGTAAAAGCACTACCTGTTCCACTAATTTTTCTTACATAAAAACTTGTTATATAAGTATCAGTTCCATTAGGAGTAAGTGAAGGTATATTTACTCTCAACAATGCATTTGTTGTATTGTTGCAAGTAAATCTAACTGCAGTAGTTGTTCCATCAGGTGCATCAATTCCTGTAGTTAATGTTGCTCCTGCAGGAAAATTATTAACCCAAGTAGCTGTATTGTATGTAGAGTATGAAACTAAATTCTCACTCATAGAGTAATCATCAAACTCATATGCGACTATAGATGCGTATTGGTCTAATCTTCCTACAATATCTGGCATAATATTATCCTGCCACGAAGTCTAAACTGTTAGTCGTGGAATTATACTGTATATAGAAGTTAGTGGTTCCTGAAGTTCCACCAAATCTCATCTTGTTTGTTGAGGTTACTCTTGCATCACCAGCAATATCTGCCGTGAATGATGGACTTGCGGTTCCTATACCAACATTACCAGTACTCAGAATCGTAACTCTTTCTGTATTATTTGAAGCAACTTTAACATTATATGCTCCCTGAGAACCTAGTGTAAGAGTTCCTCCGGAAGAATATAGATAAGTACCATCAGGGTCTCCGAATGGTCCACCACCGGCAAATGTGGTTCCATTAATTCCAAAGTCACCGAAATAAGTTGTTCCTGCGGCACGGTCATTATTAACAATAACATCTGCAGAAGATGTAGATCCACTATTTTTATTCTGAACAACTACTTGTGCATAACTATTGACACTATGAACAAAATTAGCAATAATATCAGTATCAGAGAAGTTAAGTTGACCTATACCTAAGAGACCATTTGTGCCACTTGAACTAGTTGGAGTACCGGATAAGTAAAGAACAGAATCACTTGCAGTTCCACTAGCACTTAAATCTATCTGAGTAGCAGTTAAAGTAGTACCATTAAAAGTAAGATTAGCAGAACCGGTTGCAGTATTAGTACCATCCTTATAGACGACTTGATTGGCAGAACCAGCTACTGGACCTGTTAGACCTTGTAATCCTTGAGTTCCCTGAGAACCTAAAGTACCCTGGAGACCTTGAGTTCCCTGAAGTCCTTGTGTACCTTGAGAACCTAAAGTACCTTGTAATCCTTGAGTACCTTGAGAACCTAAAGTACCCTGAAGACCTTGCCTACCCTGCAATCCTTGATTACCTTGTAATCCCTGAGTACCTTGAGAACCTAAAGTACCTTGGAGACCTTGAGTACCCTGAGAACCTAAAGTACCTTGTAATCCCTGAGTACCTTGAGAACCTAAAGTA